GGCTGTTAGTAATGCAGGGTTATAATAATTAGCATAGTAAGGAGGTGGACAATCAGGGTCTCCTGTAATTCCAGATACCGCTCCACTATCTAATAAAGAAGCGATGTTATCTCCATCCCACCATTCTTTAAAGTTATCATAATCCTGTGAAGCTGTTAGCTTTAAATCTAATATATAACGTCTTCCATCACACAGACGATTCCCTGTTCCTTTTCTTCTAAAGTCTACATATATATTTATTCTTGAACCTGCAGGTAATGAATAATCAATAAATTGCCCTGGGTTATTTGGGTCTTCAATGCTTACTGGATAAGCTACTCTTGGGTGCCTGTTTTTTCTTCTACCACAATTACCTCTATTACCATATAAAACTGTCGGTAAATCCCCTTGAACCACCTCAAAGTCATTAGGTATTATTTTCATATAAGTACCTGCTGGAACAGGAATGTCTGTACCATTAGAGTCTACTGGTGGAGGCACCATGAAGTTTTCTGTCTGAGCTTCTTTCTGTAAAACAGTAGCGTACTGACATCTTGTAGTTGGCCCATTAGTATCAGCCTTTACCCTAAGTCTATCACCCTCTTCAACCTTTCTAGAGTTTTCACCCTCTAGCAAAAAGAATGTTGCCGCAGTTCCTACCTCATCAAAAAATATGTTTGAATAAACTGTATTGTAATCCTCAAAGTCTGGCTTTATACAAAGCTTATATCGGTCAGCCCACGCTGGAGCTAGTTGTGATGGGGGAATAGTTACTTCAATAGAATTTTGAAGAGATGCAGCCGAGCAACCAACGTGAACAGTATTGTTAGGACTAACAAGAGCTGTTGATGAACGATTAAACTCATCCATATAAACAATACCCACTTCATAGTCTCTATCACTATGTAAGCTTTTAGGATTTCCAATACCTAAATAACTCCCCTCTGCAAAAGTAACAGTATAGTATTCATAAACACTTTGTGTAGGTGTAGTTAAATCATCTACAAATCTCATCGCTGGTACAACAAAGCCAATCTCAGAACTACCTGGACTAGAAATTATTTCTATAGGTTGTCCAGCTGCTGTAATACCGCTTTCAAATTTTATCAATGAATCCAGTGTATTTGGAATAGAACAATTCCATTCATCTGTAATAGTTGTTCCGTCACATGAAGTTTCATTTCCAGGAACAGGGTCATACACTGGAAGTATGTTAGCTGCTGTTCCTATACTTTCTATAAAGTGAGGGTTTTGAGATAATTCATAAGCACTTCCAAAATCTATAGGCAATATATATGTAAAGTCTAGTTCTAAATTTGTGGACTGTTGAGATGGAAAAGGGGTTTGCCCAGAAAATTGAGAATGAGTATATCGTATTTCAAAAGTAATAGCTGCGCCAGCTTTTAGCTCTACATCATCAAAATCAAAAAACACCGCAGCATTTACAATGTTTTGACTTCCATCAATATTATACGTAAAAGAATCGGTTCGGTCACCAATACTTTCATTTCCAATTTCTTCGGATAAAAGCCTACAAAAATACTCAAGCCTTATAGGGTTGGTGTTTAAGTCTAATAAGTCATAACCATCTACATAATTACCATAGATTAATCTGTTTCCCATTAATGTTTGAGCTTGAGCTTTTAAAGGAACATTATCAAATAACCTAACTAACTGTGTTGGGTTTAAAACAGTATATATTTTGCTGTTGCTGAAATCTAAACTGTAATCTGTATTGTCTGCATATCCAAGATTTTCTTTGTCAAATATCTCTATAGATTTTATCACACTTGATGTGGTTTCAGCAAAAACAACTTCTATAGCTTTCACTAAAGGACCTCCACTGTTATAAGTAATTTTAACGTTGTTGAATGCGTTTGTCATTCCCTCATTCAGACCTGATTCTATTTTATAATCAAATCCTTTAGGAACAAAAGCTGGTTCTGTGAATTGTGATAAAGCAGAATACTCGCCATCTTCATATCTATATCTATAAGCAAATGTTATAAATCTTTCTTCTATAAAATTTTCTTCACCAGATAAATTTGTTAGCTCAAATGATGGAGCTGCAACTGGCGGCTTTTTAATTACTAAAAGTTGTTCTGCTAAATCAGGCGAGGTTGAGTTATAATTTCTAGTAATGTTTATAAATCTAGGTTGGTTGTAGTTATCAGTCCAGAATAATAAATCCTCAACTCTGTTAACTCCAGTAATTAAATAGTCTTCATTGAAATTTAAAACTGTTTGCCCTGAGCCAGTTGTCACAACATGGTATGTTAATAAATTTAATTGCACATTATATGATACAACTAAGTCTACTATACCTTTTCCTGAGTGTGCTGGGTCATGTACAAACCAATACAATGTTTCTCTTTGCCCATCCTCATAAGCTCCAATACATTTAGCTTGAGAGCTTAAAGGCACTCCTTCATGCTCTAATGCTGTTAACTGCTGATTACCTCTACTATTTTCAACCGAACCAACTTCAGATTCTTCAGTAGACCCCAGCCTAATATTAAGTGCGTCAATATACTCGCCATTAGGCAGTAAGCGTTCATCAACGCTTTTATTCATGCGCCCTGCAATAAAATTTCTAGTAGTCTCTGCCATTCTATTTTATCCACTTATCCATACCTCTGATGTTTTGAATCAAACGTCCTGGATGTATATTACTAATTCTAAGCTTAGCGTTTCTTAATAACGCAGAGCTTCTTTTTCTTGCTCTAGCAACAACATATTCTTGTACACCAAACTTAGCATTTAATATAGCAAATTGAATGTAAGCATAAACATATTCTTCAAATAATTTATTTACACTGATTTGAGAGTCATCACCACCCTCCATGCCATCAGAGACGTATTCAAGAATACATAACTCCCCTGCCATATCTGAACTAAAGTTTATAACCCCAGCTTTTTTATTTATTTTAAATGTAGGATTAAAGTTTGCTGTCTCTGTGTTTAATCCGTACTGAGCACCGATACCATAATCAAAATACCAATCACCATCCACACAATACCCTTCTCTATTATTGTAAGGGCTTTGCTGATTAAGGTAAATACTTTTTTTAGTACCCTCTATCCTTTGCATGTCTATGGTTGATGTAGATGGCTTTAAAATGTTTCCATCATGGTCAAATAATATTCTGCAATTATTATCTTGAAGATAGGCATTGCTCCAATTAGTTTGAATATTTTCGGTTAAAGGCCTAAGCACGCCATCTTTATATAAGGATATTCTAACCCAATTAACATAATCTATAGGTAGTACATATCTTAAAGTATCACATACATCTAATTCCAATATTTTTAATTCTTTAAAGGCATCATAATTTAATTCTTGAATTGCTCTTTTTGCGTGAAACAAAATTCTGTATCGCTCCTCATTGTTAATCAAACTATGATTTCCTGCATACATCAACATAAAGTTATTGACTATATCATATAAACTTACATATTGATATGACCCCCAATTAGCGTCTTCAGGAGCATTGCCGTTGTTTTCGTAATATTGATATTCTGTTAAGTATGCCATTATTTTTCTTTTTGTTCTTCTCTAATATCCATTGATTGCCCAAACTGAATAGCTTGAACTTCTCTAATAGACATTCCTGCATATTGTAATATTTTATTTACTAATGTAGGCTCATCTTCAAGAGGAAGCTCAAAGTCTTGATACAATGCATCCGATTGATTAAATGATGGTTCACCTCCAACAAGTTGAGCATAAGTCCATTTAGGGTCTTTAGGGTATCTAATATACTGACACAATACTCTACCAGCAGATGTTTCACCAGAGTTTATTACGTTTGCACCCCATTGAAAATTTTCAGGATACACTTGTATTACCTCACTATTTTGTGAATAAGCTGGGAACAACTCTGTAGGTTTAGTCAAATTAGACATGTTTAGTTGTGTAATTTTTTTATTAGTTACTTTTTCACATTCATTTAAACCTTGCTTTGTACTAAGAATTGTATAATTGCTTGGTGCTGAAAGAAAAATATTACTATCTAATACCAATGTATCTGTTGTAGATGGAGTAAGGTATCGTATATTTGCTGTTTGTCCAGTTGATAAATTAACCACAACATCCCCAGGCTGAACTCCTAAGCTAAAAAAGTTTTTAGTATTATCCACCAATCCATTTGGACTAACTAAAGTATTAGTGCTGTTAGCAACTAAGTATCTTGTAAGTAATAAAATTTTATTTATCAAATAATAATTAGAACCTGTTGTAGCTGTTGTAGGAACACTATAAGT